AGTTTCATAGTTCCAGAAGGGGAAGACAGACTTCATGGTCTCATCTATTATGTTATTGTCGTCATAAGTAGGGTAAGACATAGAGTGAAGCTCACGAGCTCTACTCATGGCAGATTCTTTCTTAGCTATCCAAGGGTCAGGAGGAGTGTAGTGGAGAGTCTTACCAAGAGGAGCACCGATAGCTTCACGAATACTATCTTCTAAGGACTCCATAGTAGTAAGGTGCTTCATACGAGAGGAAGTAGTACGAGCTCGCTGGGCTTTGAGAAGAGCTTCCTCAAATTGAGATAGGTTAGGTATTTCCTTACCTGACTGGCGAGCAAGGTTTATGAGAGTCTGGCCATCAGAGATTAGTTGCTTGTCAAGAGTTAGAGGCTCAGTAGGAGATGGAGCTGCAGCTTTATACATTGAGGTGCTATTAAGGTCGTCTACTACACCCTGCACGTACTGTCGCCACTTAACTACATCGTTCTCAGAGAACTTGTGAGTAGAGTGAAGAGTATGGAGCTGCTGTCGTACTTCCTCGAACTGCAGCATGGTAGGGGAGTCGGGAGTAAGGTTCACTGGGTCAATGCCTACGTTACGCCACAGCTGGTCATATACTTCTCCTATAGCATCATCAGTGAAGCCAAGGTCAGAAGCTGCCTTTCCAAACTGCTCAGCATAGGCATCAGCTTGGTTGCGAACATAGAGGATGAAGTCTTCCTTAGGGCGTACAGTAGCATGGTTAGATACTCTGGTAAGTCCTCTGTACAAGTCGTCGCCAGTTACACCGAAGAGATAAGCGACATGAGAAGGAGTAAGGCCTTCAGTAACTTCCGGTATGCGAGCAGGGAGGTAGACTTTCTTGTCCACTGAGTTCAGGAAGTTACGGGAGAACTTGTAGCGGCTGTCTCTAAGTTTTCTAGCTTGCTTATCCATAGATTCCCAGACAGCTGACTTCATAGCTCTCTGCTGCTGCCAGAACTTCTCATTGCGGAGTTTAGATGGAGTTTTAGGAATGATAGATTCTATCTCAGCTATCTTGTTGCGAGTTGCAAGGATGTTAGAGAGCTCGAGTCGAGTTATGTCGGTGAGGTTAGAGAGGTGAGAGAGCTGAGTTTCATTAAGCAAACCAGGAGGAGGATTATCAAGAGCATTCTCAATAACTTTTCTGAACTCTGGAATCTTACGCCTAATAGCTTCTCTGTCTCGATTAAGAGTATCATACATTATTTCTTTGAGATACTTAATTAAGTCATTGTTAGCTGGTAGCTGGTCAAGTAGAGCTCTTGTCTGTTCGATAGCAACTTTGTCTGCTTCACTGAAAGGTTCAGTCCACTCAGAGTATGCAAGATTATTCTTGAATCTATTGAACTTCTCAAAGATGTAATCCCTACGTATATCTATACCTACAGGCTTAGGCTCACTAAACTCTCTAAGTATGTCGCCAGCTCCCTCTAAGTGATTAGATATAAAGGATGCAGCGTTAGTAGAGTCAGCACCAACCTTAGACTGATGTAGTCGCAGAGGATTGTGTTCGAGATTCTTATTCCAGAAACTCAGCGTAACATCATCAGTCCAAGATTTAGATGATGTATTTGCTATATCTTCCAAGCTGCCTATTATCCGGCTGAGTTCTGTCTCGCTAGTGTCAAGGAACTCTGCTAACAGCCCATTACTACCTATGTGGAAGTCGTCAGCTGCTTTGCCTCTAAGCTGGTGAGAGCGAAGTTCTGATAGCTTCCTATAGTCATGGATTCTATCTTGGACAGCTTCAGTCATGGCAGTTAGGGAGTTGAGGTCTGAGACAAATTCATCAAGATTCTTTGCTGGCATATGTACTCCAGAATAGAGATTCTCATCGAGGAGCACATACCATTCCATGTTTGACACATCCTCAAACTCGTCTAGAAAGCCCATTACCTCAGCAAAATCTTCTTCCATAGTAATGTGAAAGGAGTCATAGCCCTGCTCTTTTGCGAGTCTATTTAGCTCTTTAGAGAATGCCTGAACATCTCTACTATTTACATAATCAGTATTTATGGCAGCCTGCTTATTAAGCTTAATCCAGATAGAGTCACTAGAACTTATCGCTTCATTGAATAATTTAGCAGCCTCGTCACTTATCTCTTCTTGGAATACTGGTAGAGGCTCTCCGATAACATCAAGTGTGTGCTGAGGCTTTTTGAACTTGACTTCAGTCACATCTCCAAAATTCTCAGCGAACTCACGACCAACTGCTACATACATTCCCTCGCCCTCAGTGGCTGTAGCACCAGTAGTTTTGGCTAATCTTCCGCCAAGAACCTTACCTCCTCTGTACCCAGTCATAATATCTTCTAGGTTAGGTGTGAGAGACGCTGCTTCATCTTTGAGAGCCTGTATTTGCTTACTCAAGCTTATCAAATCTCTATCTCTAGCTGCAGCTATGTGGCCGTCTATACTTTTATCTATATCAGGGAACATCCTGCCATCAAGTATGTCGTCTCTTATACCGGTCTTGCTGCTGCTAGGTATAGCATCGCAGTTGTCGAAGATTTTATTTATCTCACGAGCTACCTTCCTGCGCTCGAGGTTAGGCACATCTACATCGAGGTGGCGAAGGACGGTATCAGGGCTGACAGTAGAGTCTTGGAGTATGACTCGCTCAATGTCATTTACTTCCTGTTTAGAGAGGAAGCCTATCTGCTCTATCTCCTTATGATGGCGAGATAGGATTTTGCTTAACTCCTCCATTTCAGGCTGAGCAACTTCGTTCAGTGCGTTCATGTAGTGGACTTGATAGTCATAAGCCCGCTGTTTGGTAGTGAGTATTTCCCACATATCATTGTAGCTCTGGAGGTCAGAGACATAGAAGTCCTCAGGGCCTATGGATATCTTAAACCCTATCTTGTGGCCACCTATGTTTACTCCTTTAGTTACAAAGGGTATCTTGCCAGATTTGAATATAGTCTCACCAGTCTTAGGGTCAAGGATAGCTTGCTCCATTCTGTGTAGGCCTCTCTCTACCATTTGGAGCTCGTAGGGAGAGTTAGATAGGCCTGATAATAGCCTATTGGTCTCACTAATGCCAGTGTAGCCTTTAGGATATATGAGGTCAGCGCCACCAGCAAAACTTCTCCCCATGTTCTCAAAGAAGTTCATAGGCCCAAAGTTTGCGAAGAGCAGATTCCAGCGAGCGAAGGGCATGACTAACTTACGTTCCAAGTCGATAAGCTTGGTAGCGTATAGCACCTGGTCAGCACCACGAGTTAGCCAGGAAGTAGAGCGACCAGCCTGTCTCATGTGTAAGGAGAGAGGAGACTGAAGGTTGGAGTAGCGAGTAGAGTTAATGTGGTCAAAGATAGATATTATGCCCTTGCTAGGCTCAGGATTAGATGCGAGTTTGAGTACTTTATTTATCGCATCGTCCTGGAGCTTAGTTAGTCTGGCAGCTACCTTTGCTACCATATCCTCAGTAGGCTCGACTCCCAAGTTCATAGCCATCTTGCCAGCTGTGATACGAGGAGATTGACCAGAGAAGAAGTCCAGTATGTTGGAGTTAAGACGAGATAGAGTAGCATCACTAGTCGGCATGGGAGAGTTGGAGGATTTTACTACTTCCTTAAGCATCTTGGCGAGTTGGGCTGAGTCGAGATACTCGCTCTCCATAAGCCGAGCACCAGTCTGTACCATGATATCTCCGCCTTCGTAAGCTCGAGTCTTATAAGCATCAAGGCACTGGGAGACTATATCTTGGAGGTCAGCAGATGTAAGGCCTCTTAAGCTTCCATAATTAGGATTACGCTCGACTACAGATTTTAGTAAGCTTATGGAAGTTCGAGCATACTGCCTAGCTGAGACTGTGAGAGTCTTAGGTATCTCATAGCCTAATTGGCCAGCACCAAGCTTTCCTGCAAGCCAGAAGCTACCTTTGATAGGAGATAGCAAAGTCTCCTTGCCAGCTTTGAAGAGTAGGTCACTGCCCTCTATCCAGCCAGTTTCAAAGTTGGACATGAGAGTACCTACTGTCTTGCCAAAGCGGAGATACTTATACTTACCGCCAAGGGAGATAAGCTTAGCTCCTGCACCTTTGATAACACCAAAGCCTATGTAGGTAGTAGGGTCAAAGGCTGTCTCGACTCCCATCTTCAAGAACATATTAGCATCCCAGTCATTGAAGGCCTTGGCGCTTGCTTCCCAAGTATTGTAGCCTAACGACTGGTAGTGGACAAGCTGTTCTTCTAGTCTAGCAGCAGCTGTGTACTCAGGAGTATTGAAAGCTCTGTGGAATCCCACTATGGCCTGAGTTGATAATGGGCGAGCTAAGATGTCAAAGTACTTGTCCAGCAGCTCTACTGTTGCCATCATAGGCTGGACTACAAATAGGTTCATGAATTCCTTGGGAGTAAGGTCAGGAGTCTCAGCATTAAGGATACCAGTGCGAATTAGGTTAATGCGCTCTGATTCAGCAGCCCAAGAAGCAGCTCTATCTTCCAGCCAAGCAGTAAGGTCAGTATCAGCTTCTAGCTCAGTGGCAGAGAGTACTTCTCTCACTTGGTCAACTGTTATAGTAGAGGGGAGCTCAACTGAAACTTGTAGAGATTTAGATAGCTCTTCTACTGTGAGATTATGGACTGCTTTCAATGGCCGGTCAGGTTCAGATAGTATATCTTCTAATAGTTGGGCTTGAGTGTCTTCCACATCTCCCTCATATTCCTCGGGTAGGGTGTTGCTGAGGTGAGACATTTTACTGAACACTTCACCAAGCCAGGTAAGGTCAGCCTGCTGTACTCCATCATTAGGAATGTACTTTAATATGTCCTGAGGAGAAGAGATAGAGTACTTCAAGCTGGCCAAGTAGCCTGGCAGCATGGTGAGTACTTCTTGCTTCCAGATAGCTGACTTATACTGATTGGTGCTGAGGTCAAGCTGAGCTTTTGCATCTGATATCTGCTTCTCGTATTGAGGAACTTCCACACCAAAAGACCTAAATATCCAGTCAGCTATGTTAATGTCGACTCCGATTACTGGAGATTTAGCTCTACTATATGCAGCTGAAGCTGTGTTGAAAGATTCTTGGGACTTAGCTACGTCTACACCTATTTGCTGTAGGCTGGCTCTGTAGCCTTCATAGTATTCTGGCATCTCAACTGGGCTAGGCATTGAAGGCTCTTGGAGGCCAGCAAACTGAGTCCAGCTACCAGGCTTGCCTGCTTTCTTCCAGTCGGTTACAGATTTAGTTATTTCATCTTTACTCATGCGCTGAGTTGTCATAGTAGTTCTCCTTATCCTATTAGCTTATAGGTGCTTGTGGAGTGAATTCCCTCGGCATAGTTGCAGGGTTGTTAAGGTTGAAGTCTGCTCCCTGTGCTTGAGGCACTTGAGGAGTAGAGGGCTGAGCAGAAAGAGTTGCTCTGGTAATTTGGGCTGCCTGAGTGAACAGCTTTGATGCTTCAGGGTCTGTGCGAATGAGCAAGTTAGCCTGTTCTTCAAAGTGCCTAATGAGAGCGATGGTAGAGTTAACCCAGTGCCGCTTTGCCTTGTCAGCTTCTATCTGAGCCCATTCCTGCTGAGGGTTCTTGATTTCAGGGAAGAGCTTCTTCATTATGGTAGAGTAGCTGAGCCTGAACTCTGGGTCAGCCATTTTAGCTTGAGTTATTCTGTTTATAAGGTCTCCAGGGATTTCAATTTCGTAGTGAGTTGTGATGTAGAAGTTCTCACTAAAGCCGGAGGGGAAAGAGAAGTTATAGGGCTTTATTCCTCGCTCTTTCCAGTCAGTTACAAGGTCATTGTCTATGTCGCTACATAGGTTGATGTATGCTTGATGGAAGGGCTTCATGATTTGGTTAGCAGAGGCAGCTATCTGGCTCATTACATAGGCAGTAAGTCTCTGTGATACACTGCCATACATAGACCAGTTGACGCCTCCACGCTGCATCATAGCTTCGAGGTCGAGCTGAGTTGTCCTTAGCTCTATTGGGATAGGAGGACGAGAGACAAAGTCAACACTATCCTCAGGACCACCTCTCCATATTTGACCTCGACCAAAGATGTTCTCAGGGCGTACGATAGGCTTGCCACTCCGGCTACGTTCGAGGATGGGAGCTTGAGCAGTATCTCTCAATAGCTGGAGAGAGAAAGTCCACCACTTGTTCCAAGCTTTGTATATATGCTCGTTGGTAGCTACGATGCTCTGGCCTATTTCAGCTTTCCACCGGTCAGCAGAAGATATGGAGCCTTTATTCATGCTGAGGCCACTATTGATAGAACTTATGGCTCCGATAGCTCCAGTGTCAGGCAAGCCGCCTACAGGACTTATGTAGATGGGGAGTTTAGTAAAGCGAGTAGGTTCTTCGTTCTTTACTACTTCCTCTCCAATAGCTATAGTGTTGTAGACTATGCCATCTTCTTTAATCTCCCAATAGTCACGAATTTTAACTGTGGGAGGTAAGGCTCTCCATACTTTCCAGCCGCAGCGACGGAGCATAGAGGTGGCAGCTTCTTTACTCACATTGTAGATATGAGCACATTCTACTAACCCATCATATCCCCAGAAGGGAAAGACTTCAGCTGGATTCCAGACATCAATGAAAGTACAGCTACCATCATCAGAGTTGATAGCGAATACTGAGTACCAGCCAGTAGCAAGCATCAGGCCTAATATGGTACGAGTTAAGCTCTGCCTTGGGCCTGAGAGCCGGAATCTTTGCTGGTTATCTCGCCATAGAGTAGAGAGGAAGGACTCTATTACTATGGCCTTGGAAGTGAGTTCTGGAGTCACAAACTCTTGAGCCACAGCATGAGGTACTTCAGAGTCCAGCATATGAAGGACAAGGTTATAGAGAGCTCTCGGGTCGTTACCGACAAAGGACTCCATCTTGTCAGTCTTGAGACTGTCTATCATCTCTACTAGCTCATACCAGTCCTTCATAGCTGCATTACGAGCATACCAGTAAGTAGAGAGATTAGTGCACTTTTTATCGAGTTCAGTAGGAAGCATAGTCCACCTCCTTATATTTGCTATTTATCTTCCCCAATCTTCACTCCATCCATAGCTACCAACGTAGCCTCGGTTTAGTTGAGTAACTCCTCTACACACTATCGCAATGGCAGCGGCCATGTAGTGGTCAGTGGAGCCGACTACTACTATTCCAGTCTTTACTGTTCTATCTCTTCTTATATTGCTGCACTGAGACCACAGTCTACTATCATAGGATTCTATGTAGTCTAAGTGACGATTGAGCTCAGTTATCATGTAGGGTTTAGTAGACACATTAGTCTGCCAGCCAATGGCTCGAATTACTTTCCCATCTCGTGGGTCTTCACGGTAGTAGAGCTCGTCATAGTTCTTCAGGTGAGATACTATGTCTAAGTTATCTTCAGGACATATTACTGCGTTATTGTAGTAGCGACCAACTTCCATGCAGTAGTCAGCCATCTCATCTTCATCATACCAGCCAGCAAGAGTTGCTACGTGCTTCATTATAGGAGGCACTTGCTCACCTTTAGAGTTTGTGAATCCTTCCTCAAAGTGCCACACTTGCCCAACAGATTCAGAAGTCTTTGCTTTCCCAGGGTCTATGGAGAGTATGTAGCTAAGGCCTTCTCTTGGCGCTTCCCAGATATCTAAAGTGGCTGAAGTTAGCCTGCCGCCACTTATGCTTTTACTCTGTGGCGCAGGGTAGCAAGACTTCATCTTAGTGCCGATTACTTCAGGCGAGTGAGCTTGGTCACCAGCTACGATAAAGCAGCTATCATCGTCTTCAGGATATTCCTGCTCAAAGAGTAGAGTTGTAGTGCCCTTCCTCTTTAATGATTGGACTTCAGCTCTCTTATACCTTCGCCATCGGAGCTTATTGTAGGCTTCTTCCTCACTTATTCCCAACTGCTCAAATACTAAGAGTAGCTTAATCTCGTCGCCAGTTAGGTTGTGGAGGATAGGTACCTCATCTCCCTGCAGCACGAAAGGATTATCAGATGTCATGCTGTACTCTGGATGCTCATACCACATATAGCAGTGGGCAGTGTAGACAGATTGCTTAACTGCCTTACCTTCCTTAGCTGCCATATAGGTCTCGTAGAAAGCATTATCCTTACCATTGGGAGTAGATAATATCCTTATCTTCGTGTTAGGTAGTAAGGGGACTCGCTGCACAGCAGAAGCAAATATCTCTTCATGAGTACCTTCAGGCCAGAAGCCATACTCATCCATTAGTAGGTTGTGGATAGTTTCGCCTCTGCCCAAAGTATAGCTCCTAGCTGAATAGATATAGAAGGATGAGAAGAAAGTATGCCTACTACCACTAGGCTCTCTGAATGTCAGCTCATAAGTACTCTTATGGTCGAGGTCAGGAATAGTTGGAATTCTTTCCTTCAAGTATTTATGAAACAGCTTGGCCTTCAGCAATAGTCTCCCAGTGATAAACTCCTCATAGCTGATAATAA